TACTAAAGAAAGACAAATACTCTTAGTATCTGCTCTTCATGATGATAGTGGTAATATCTTCCTAAACCAGTATGGTAGAGTTGAGACTAACACTGACCTTGGTGAATTTGGTGGGGATTTGGGTTCCTATGATATGGATATTGCTGGTGATGATGGAAGATTACTATTCTATCCTAAGAAATTTAAATATAATAATTATGATGTTTCTAATGTTGCATTTAACATTTCAGACAGTGTTGCTGGTGTAGGTTCTACTGGATTAGGTGGAATTGTTAATATTACTAGTAGCACTACAACTATACCTTTAGGAATTACTACACAGCATAGTATTATATCCTTTGCTACTACTTACAGAGGATCTAAGGTATTAGTATCCTATGCTGCTAGTGATGCATCATATTGGGAACATGATGAGATAACTTTGGTTCATGATGGCACTAATGTTGATATGATTGAGTATGGGCAATTAACTACAGGTAATGTTGGAAGTGCATCTGGTGAACCTGGTCTTGGAACATATAGTGCTTATATTGCTGGATCTAGAGTTCATCTAGATCTTCATCCTACTGTATCTACTGCAAGTACATATGTGGCTAATACTGTGCATGTTGACTTTGGAAATGCTTCATCTGCTGGAGTTGGTACTACATCATTAAACACTGCTAATTTAGATTCTAGATATACTGCTATATCTTCTAGTGGTTCCCCATCTGCTACTACAGTAGCACAGTATGAAACTGAAACGTTTAATGGTGCTTATTATGTTGTATGTGTAGAAGATACCACTAATAGTCATTATCAGATATCAGAAGTCATAGTAGTAGATGATGGTACTACTTCTTATATAACAGAATATGCTATAAACCAAACTGTAACCAACCTTGGTGATTTTGGTGCTGCTATTTCTGGAGATTATACTACATTAACATTTACTCCTATAGCAAGTGCTAATGTTCAGGTTAGGGTATTCCAAGCTGCTCTAAGACTAGTTGATGAGGCAAATGAGAATACTGAAATAGATTTGACTAATGCTACCATTGATACTGGATTTGGTGCTTATACTGCTACTGAGACTGATGTTAAGAGAGCATTTGATCTTAATCATAGACAACTTCCAATCTTTAAGAGAGACTTTGTAGGAAGTGCTGCTACAACAGTTAATTTAACTGAAGATACTATTACTTTACCTGATCATTATTTTGTTACTGGGGAAGAGTTGTCTTACAGATATACTGGATCTGGTACTACTTCTGCTATTGAAATTACCTCACAATCCATACCTGGGTATGGTACTACAGATAAAATGCCTTCTACAGTATATGCTGTTAAAGTAGATGATACTACACTTAGACTTGCTACTTCTGCTGAGAATGCATTGAAGACTACTCCTACTTATTTGGATATTACTGCTGTAGGTGTTGGAACTTCTCATTCCTTTACTTCTAAGAAGCAAAACTCAAGATGTATATTGAGTATTGATAATGTGGTTCAATCTCCAATAGTTTCTACTGCTGTAACTACTACTATTACCGCTGATGTATCTGCTACTACAGATAAGATTAAACTATCAGGAATAACTTCTATTACTGGTGGTGATATGCTGAAGATTGGTGATGAGATTATGAAGGTAGACTCTGTTGGATTAGGTGCTACCAATGTTCTACTTGTTACTAGACCTTGGATGGGTACACAATCAGGTGTTCATAGTGATGGAACTTTAATTACTAAGGTAGAAGGAAACTATAATATTGTTGATAGTACTGTTAACTTCTTTACTGCTCCTGTTGGATTAACTCCATTATCTACTACTACTAATGAACCAGATGAAAGGGATTGGGTTGGTATAGCAACTCATTCATCCTTTAATGGTAGATCCTTTATGAGATCTGGTATTACTGGTAGTGCTGATGAGCCTTATTCTAAGAATTACATCTTTGATGATATTTCTGGTAATTTTACTGGATTAACCACTCAGTTTACTCTTCAATCAGATGGAAGTAATATAGCAGGATTCTCAACTAATAATGCTCTTATATTAGTTAATCAAATTCCTCAAGGTCCACAAAGATATACTGGTGGAGTTCACATTCCAGGAGATTATACTCTTATTGAAGGTAGTGTTGGAATTACTAGTATTCAGTTTACAGGATCTATAGCATCAGTTACTTCAGATCCCAATAGTTCTAATGTACCTTTAGGAGGTGTTATTGTTTCTGTTGGTTCTACTGAAGGTTTAGGTTATCAACCATTAGTATCTGCAGGTGGTACTGCTGTTGTTTCTGGATTGGGTACTATTAGTTCTGTGAGTATAGGAAATAGTGGATCTGGGTATAGAACTGGTATTCAGACAATAGTTAATGTAGGGGTTCAGACATTAAGTACAGGAGCACCTAATATTGAGTTTATTGGTACTGCTGCTATTAGTGGTGGTAATATTGTGAGTATTGCTATTACTAATCCAGGTACTGGTTATACTTCAACTAATCCTCCTGCTGTTGTTATAGATGAGCCATTATCTTATGATAATATGCCTCTTTTCTATTGTTCCAATCAATCTGGAGTAGGATCAGAAGCAAGAGCAAATATAGTTGTTGGTTTGGGTGGAAGTGTAATTGATTTTGAAATTATAAATCAAGGATATGGTTATGGTGAAACTCAGAAGTTAACTATAGGTGTTGGTGGTGCTGTAGGTATTCCAACTGCAGGTGCTGATGAATTTAGAGAATTCCAACTCACAGTCAATGAAACTGTAAGTGATAGTTTTGCTGGATGGACAGTTGGAGACTTCCAAGTTCTTGATACATTGGATTCATTATTCGATGGAAAGACAACTTCCTTTGCACTGAATTTGAATGGAGTACAGCAAACTATTCAGTCTAAGCCAGGATCAAATATAGATGTTGAAGTTGCTATATTAGTATTCATTAATGATATTCTTCAGGTTCCTGATGTTGGATATGAATTTAAAGGTGGTAGTTATATTACCTTTAAAGAAGCACCAAAAAATGGAGATACTTCTAAGATTCTTTTCTATCAAGGAACAGGGTCAGTAGACGTTACTGATGTTGATATCTTAGAAACAGTTAAGAAAGGTGATGAACTTAAATTATATGATCAGGATATTGCTTTAGAAGAAAATAAGAGATCTGTAACTACTATTAATTCATCTGATAGTGTCAACACTAATCTTTATCCTGGTCCTGGTATTACTACTAATGAAAGCTTCCAAAGAGCTGTTACATGGTCTAGACAAACTCAAGATAAGTTTATAGATGGAGAAGCAGTTACTAAGGATAGACCTCATTATGAACCATTGATTTATCCTAATACTAATATTATTCAATCTGTTGGTGTAGGATCTACTGTTATCTTTGTTTCTAATATAAGAACTTTCTTTGATAGTTCAAAAGAAAATTATAGTGGACAAAATGATATTAGAATCATTTCTCAAGATAGTATAGTTGGAGCATCTGCTACTGCCTTTGTTTCTGCTGCTGGAACTGTAACTTCATTTGATATTACTAATCCTGGTGTTGGATATACAATAGCACCATCAGTTTCTATCACTACTCCTATAGGATTAACTACTTCTCAAGGTGCTAGAGCAACTGCTACTATAAGTGGAGTTGGAACTGTAAATGCTATTACAGTTTCTTATGGAGGAACTACTACTGGATTTGCTTATACTAACACTGCTGCTCCATCAGTTCTTATAGGTGAACCTAAGTCAATTGCTTCAATAGAAACTATTAAAGATGTTACTTATAGTGGAGATTTTGGAATTATTTCTGGTATATCTACAACATCTGTTGGTGTAGCATCTACAGGTATCGTATTTGATTTACTTCTTCCAAATGATTCATTATTTAGAAATAGTGCTACTGTAGGAACTGCTCTTACTGTAAGTGGAATATCAACTGGATATTATTTCACAGTCTCTAATTCTAATGTAGGTGCTTCAGTAACTTCTCTATATCAAGATGGTACTGTAGTTGGTATAGGAACATCCTTCTTAGATAATGTCTATGAAGTTGCTCAAGTTTCTATTGCTCAGACTATGGGTATAGGAATTGGATTAACTTATGTTGCACAAGTCACAGTCAGTGTTCAAGATTATAATGGTTTGACTGGACTTGGATATAGTGAATTCTTTGGTGAATATAGTTGGGGTAGAATTGCTACTGCTCCTAGAGGTAATGCAAGAGTATTTACTTCTTATGCAGGTAATAGTGATGGATTAGTTGGTATAACTACTTCTCCTATATTGGAAAGAGTAAATCCTTTACGATACGTAAATTATAACACCTAAATAACTAAAAAAATACGTAAAAATGTCAGCAATTATAACTGATCAACTTAGAATTTTGAATGCGAAGAACTTCGTAGCAACTGCAACTTCTTCAGTTAATTCATATTATTCTTTTGTTGGTTTACCTAATGCTACTAATTATTCATCTACTTGGGAAGCAAATCCTCCTGCTCCTAAAGATAGTTTTGAACAAGAAGATGATTATTGGGATACTATGGTAGCATTGAAGAAGATCACTGCTTCTGATGTGCGTAGAATGATTAATAAAAATACTTGGACATCAGGTATAACTTATGATATGTATCGTGGAGATATTAGTAGAACTAACATAGCTAAGCCTTCTGGGTCAACTAATTTATATGCTGCAAAATATTACGTAGTGAATGAAGATTATAAGGTTTATATTTGTCTTCAAAATGGTACTAATCCTGAAAATACTTCAGGAAGACCTTCTCTAGATCAACCTACCTTTACAGATTTAGAACCAAAGTCAGCTGGAGATAGTGGGGATGGTTATATCTGGAAATATCTTTATACTATTAAACCTAGTGTTATTGCTAAATTTGATTCTACTAATTTTATTCCTGTCCCAGATGATTGGGAAACAAGTACAGATAATTCTTCGGTAAGAGATAATGCTTCTACTAGTGGACAATTAAAAATTATTACTATTACTAATAGAGGAGCAGGTATAGGAACTGCTAATAGAACTTATACTGGTGTTCCTGTAAATGGTGACGGATCTGGAGCTGAAGCAACTATAGTTATTAATAATGATGCTAAAGTTGAATCTGTAAGTGTTTCTAAAGGAGGTTCAGGATATACTTATGGAACTTTAGATTTAGCAACTGGAGGAGTTCCCAGTGGAACTACAGATCCAGTTTTTAATGTAATTATTCCACCTCAAGGAGGTCATGGGGCAGATATTTATAGAGAATTGGGTGCAAGTAATGTTTTAGTATATTCTAAGATTGAAAATGATGTAGAAAATCCAGATTTTGTAACAGGAAACCAAATTGCTAGAATTGGAATTATAGAAAACCCTCAAGCTTATGATTCTACTAATAATTTAGAATTGTCTAAAGCTAGTTCTTTATATGCTTTAAAATTAATAGGAGCAGGATATACTACTGCTACTTTCGATTTGGATGGTCAAGTTACTCAAACTGTTGGCGTAGGTTCTACTGCAGTAGGAAGAGTTGTTTCTTATGATCAAACAACAGGAGTTTTAAAATATTGGCAAGATAAGAGTCTAGTTGGATTTAATACTGATGGATCATTAAAAACTGATCCTACTTATGGATATTCTCTACATTCATTTACAGCTAATCCTACTACTGGAGGAAATGTAAATATTGCTAGTAATGAAGGTACATTAGGTATAGATACTAATTTTGGAACATCAGGTAGTCCTGGTATAAGTACCGTAATAAATAATAGAACATATTACCTTGGCCAGAGTTTTACACAAGGAATTTCAAATCCTGAAGTTAAAAAATATTCTGGAAATATAATTTATGTTGATAACAGACCCTCTATTACTAGGTCTGCCAATCAAAGAGAAGATATCAAAGTCATTTTGCAATTCTAAAGAATCATGCCACAGGAAACAAATTTAAACGTCGCTCCTTATTTTGACGATTTTAATGCAGATGACCAGTATTATAAAATATTATTTAAACCTGGATTTCCAGTACAAGCTAGAGAATTGACTGGAGTTCAATCTATTCTTCAGAATCAGATTGAAAAGTTTGGTAGTCATGTTTTTAAAGAAGGTAGTTCTGTCACTGGTGGGGGAATTAAATTTTCTAATGCTTATAATTCTATAAAAATACAATCAGTAAATCAGGGATTAGATGTAGAAAAATACTTATATGATCTTCAAGATAAATTTTTAATAGGTAGTGAGTCTGGATTAAAAGTACAAATTAAAGGATATATGACTGATATATATCCTGACAATTCTTATGTTTTATTTGTAAATTATTTAAATAGTGGATCTGATAATAATGCAGAATGTCTTCCTGGTGAAAGTTTACTTTTGGATGGAGAACCTTTTAATACTACTAGGGAGAATATACTATTTCAACCAGGAGAAGCAGTAGCTCAGTTGGTAACTAGTCCTGCATGTAGTTTTATTGGATGTGCAGCTGTTTTATCTGAAGGAATTTATTTTGCAAGAGGACATTTTATCGAAGTTGAAGAACAAACAATTATATTAAGTCCTTTTATTAATAGTGTTGATGCTAGAGTTGGTCTTAGAGTTTTAGAAAATGTTATTAATTCTGATATAGATCCAGATTTAGCTGATAATGCTGCTGGATTTAGTAATTATACTGCACCAGGATCTGACAGATTGAGAATAGAGTTAAGATTAGAAGCTGTTGATATTGATGAATTAGGTACTCCTAATTTCATCGAATTGATGGAAGTACTTGGTGGAATTGTTTCTTCTTCTCAAAATAAATCTCAATATAATGATCTATCTAAAGAATTTGCTAGGAGGACTTTTGATGAGTCTGGTAATTATTATGTTACGCCCTTTTCTCTTAATGCTAGAAATACATTAAATAATTTTGAAGGAAATAATGGAATATTTGCAGAAGATCAAACAACTTATAATAATAACACTCCTAGTGAAGAATTAGGAACATATAAATTATCTCCAGGAAAAGCTTATATTGAAGGTTATGAAGTAGAAACTATAGTTCCAGCTTTCTTAGATTTTGAAAAGCCAAGAACTACTAAACTTTTAGAAAATCAAAGTATTAATTATGTCACAGGACCTACATTTACATTAACCAACGTATCAGGATCACCTATAATAGGATTAGGTACTGATTATACAGTAAGTTTAAGAGATCAGAGAGTAGGATCTGCATCTACTACTGCTGCTGGTAAAGAAATTGGAGTAGCACGTGTATATGATTTTGCTTTAGAATCTGGTTCTTATGATGCATCAAATGCTAATATCAATGAATGGGATATTGCTCTTTATGATATTCAACCTTATACTGAAATAACTTTAAATACTAGTCCTGCAAATGGATTATTTGTTCCAACTCATATTAAAGGAAAATCTAGTGGTGCTACTGGATATTTGAGACACAATGCTGTTGGTGCTGCACTTACTGCTTATAATACTAAAGGAACCTTTATTGCTGGAGAGCAATTAATTTTTAATGGGGAATTGAGTGGAAATATTGCTGCTGGAGCAACATCTTATAATACTAGTGATATTAAATCTATTCATGGAACTGTAAGTACAGCAAGTACTTTTAATTCAGATGTAAAACAAAGTACTTTATTTACTTTTGGGGAAGTTAATGTTAGTTCTGCTACCACTTCAGGAGCATCTTTAGGAATTTCAACTGTTACTAGTACTAACCCTAATAAATTCTTTAGCGGAATTGCTACAGTTGGTAATATAGTAGAATATACTAATCCTGGATTAAATACTACTTCATATGCTAGAGTTGAAAGTGTTTCTCAACACTCTTTAACTATTTCTGGTGTAACAACTGTTGCTGGTATATGTGAGGGTGGATTACCTACAGTAATAGCTGGAGATGCTACTTCTGGAGCTATTAATCCATCTGATTTTAAAATCCTTACTTCACAATTTCAATCTTCTACAGATAATACTTTATATACTAAGTTACCTAAGACTGATATTCAAAATGTAGATTTAACAGGTAGCAATATTACTATTAGAAAACAGTTTGATGTAACCATTACAGATTCTTCAACTGGAGCTATTAGTAGTGGTAGTGCTAATGAAACATTTTTATCTTATGATGAAGAAAGATATGTTCTAATAAGAACAGATGGTACTACAGAATCTTTATCTACAGATAAGATCAATTTTAATACAGGTTCTACTGAAATTACAATTAATGGTTTAACTGGAAATGGTCCTGCTAAATTGATAGCTACTTTAAGAAAAATAAACGTAAAAGCAAAAATTAAAGAAAGACAAAAAATTAATGTAGTTACTGTAGTAGGATCTGCTAATACTTCTTCTGGTATTGGTTCTACTACTTTAAATGATGGATTAACATGGAATTCTGTTTATGGAACTAGAGTTCAAGATGAAGAAATTTCTTTAAATGTTCCAGATGCTACAGTTGTCTATGGAGTATTAGAATCTAGTAACACTAATAATCCTGTGTTTCCTAAAGTGTCTTTAAGTGCTATTAATAGTTCTACTGGCAAAACTGGTGATTTGTTAATAGGAGAAAAATTTGTAGGAACAGATAGTAAAGCAAAAGGAATTTATGTCCAAAAATATGATGACACTACAGCTTGTTATCTTTCTTTAAATGATTATACTTTCCAATTAAATGAAACTGTAACTTTTGAAGAATCTGGTATTACAGCTACAGTATCTTCCACATCTTTAGGTGCTAATAATATTACTGATAGATTTGAATATGATGATGGACAAAGAGATACTATTTACGATTATGCCAGAATAACCAGAAAATCTGGATTTAATTCTCCATCTAAGAGATTGGCAATAGTTTTTGAATCTGCATACTTTACAGCATCAGATACTGGAGATATTACTACTGTTAGTTCATATGATAATTTTACGTATAAAGATCTTCCTATAATTAATGATGCTAATGTAAGTGATATTATTGATATAAGACCAAGAGTTTCTGAATTTTCAGGAACATCTCGTTCTCCTTTTGAATTTTTAGGAAGATCCTTTACTGCATCAGGAAATTCAGCTCAAAATATTTTAGCATCAGATGAATCAATATTATTAGATTATTCTTTCTATCTTCCTAGATTAGATAAGATTTATTTAACTAAAGGGGGAACATTCCAATTAATGAAAGGAATTCCCGCAGAAACTCCAGAAGATCCAAATTCTGTTGATGGAGCTTTAGAAGTTGCTTCTATTTCTTTACCTGCATATCTTTATGATATTAATGATGTAGATATTAGTTTAGCAGAATATAAGAGATATCAAATGAGTGATATCAATAGATTGGAAAAGAGAATTGAAAGTTTAGAATATTATACTTCTCTTTCATTATTAGAAAGAGATACTTTAAATATGCAGATTACCGATACTGATGGTTTAAATCGGTTTAAATCTGGATTTTTTGTAGATGATTTTTCTGATACTGAAAGTCAACTTAAGAAAACTATTGTAAAAAATAGTATTGATTTTGAAAATGGAGAACTTAGACCTTCTCCATATACTACCGAACTTGATTTAGAATTAGATCTGAATAGTGCTAATGGAATTAGACAAACTGGTAGGGTAATATCTTTAAACTATGATAATGTACCTTTTGTTAGACAAACATTTGCTACAAAAACTGAAAGTGTAACACCTTTCCTTATCAACTATTTTGGTGGTTCTATTTTATTAACTCCATCTTCAGATGTATGGATGGATCAAGTTGTTTTAGATGCCAAAAAAGAAAGTCAGACAACATATTCACAAACTAGCGAACAAGTTAAAAAAGGTGGATGGGACCCAGATACTGGTTATAGTCCAGTAGTATGGGGTGGTTGGAAAACTACTTGGACTGGTGGAGGTAGTAGTACTAAGATTGGTTCTAGTAGTAATACTCATTGGGGTGGATGGCAGAATCGTTCTGGATATAGAGAAAGATCTCAATATCGAACTACAACAACTACATTTAGAAGAAATGCTACTAAAATTAAACAAAAGAGAGAAGCAAAGAGATCTATAAAGAGAGAAACCTTTAGTACTATTAACGATGGACCAAAGGTAATTAATACATCTCTAACTCCTTACATGAGATCTAGAAATATAGATTTCTCTTGTAAGGGTTTAAAACCAGTCACTAATGTGTTCGGTTTCTTTGATGGTGAAAATGTTAATAAGTTTATAGTTCCAAAACTTATTGAAATTTCTATGGTTACTGGAACCTTTGAAGTAGGTGAAACTGTTATAGGAACAACTAAAGATGGTAAGGAATTAATTAGATTTAGAGTTGCTGTATCTAATCATAAATTAGGTCCTTATGATGATCCTGGAGCAGTATATAATACTAATCCATATTATAGTTCTACTCCCCTTAGGAGAGGATCTGTTTTAATTGATAGTATATTACCAACATCACCTAATGGAGATACAAATGATGTATCATCAGATACTCTTCTTGTTCCTGCAGAATATTCTACTACTTCAAATCTTATTAATGTAGATACATTAAGTTTATCGGATAAATCTAAAAATACTTATCATGGATATGTAGAAAAAGGACTTAAATTAGTAGGACAAACATCTAGTGCTCAAGCAACTATCACATCTCTTAGTTTGAGAACTGATAATTTAGGAAGTGTACGAGGATCATTCTTCATACCTAATCCTAATGATATAACTACTCCTAAATTTGAATGTGGCAAAAAAGTCTTTAGACTTACCAGCAGTAATACCAATAGTCAAAATGCTTTAAATGTGGGAACTGATGCTTCTCAAACATTTGATTCTACTGGTACTATTAAGACTATGCAGTCTACTATTATTACTGTTAGAAATATTAATACCCATACACAAATACAAACTGAAACTAGAAGTAGTACTAGTGGTGGAGGAGGTACTTATACAACCTCATCTACTTCTAAGATAGGATCTGATAGTCAAGATTTTAATCCACCTCAAAGACAGAGTTGGTCAGTACAAACTAATAATTCTGATTATGTAGAAGGAGCACTTGTTCAGGTTCAGGATGGAAAGGTAATTAATGTAGCTAATGAATATGGTAAGGAGACTGTTAATAGTCAACAAGTTATTAAAGACCAAAATCTAACAGTATATAACAGTTATGATGCTTTTAATGCTGCTGTTAAGAAAGATAAGTCTGATACAAACACTACTGGACTTTTAACAAATACAGGAAAAGGTGGAACTGGTGCTGGAAGAAAGGTAGCTTTTGTTGCTCCTAGCAATTTAGATGTTTTTGATAAAGTCTATAATGATAGACTTGGTAGAGCACCTGATGGTGCTGGTAAAGCTTATTGGAAAAAGGATTTAGCAAAAAATCCTAAAACAGCAGCTGCTATGAAAGTTCTAGCAGCTGGAAAAAGCAATCTAGCATATAAGGCTGCTGAAGCTACTATTGCTAAAGAATTAAATAGACACTTTGACGCTCAACAGGAAGTTAAAGCTAAAGAAAAGGCAGGTGATGATTGGAAAGGTGCTAATGAATATTGGAAGAATGCAGATCCTGATAGACATAAGAAGCAAGGTAATATTTGTGCTAACAAAACAGACCCTCTTGCCCAAACTTTCTTTGTACAAAATGAAACTGGTGTGTTTATCACTAGATTAGATTTATTCATGGCAACTAAAGATGAAACATTGCCATTAATAGTTCAATTAAGAACAGTGAAATTAGGAATGCCAACTGATGAAGTTATTCCTTTTGGTGAAGTTATATTAGAACCTGAAAATGTTTTCTTATCTGATGATTCTACAGAAGTTACTCCAGTAATATTCCCATCTCCAGTTTACCTATCTCCAGGTCAAACTTATGCTGTTGTATTACTTTCAGTAAGTTCTAATTATAGTACTTGGATAGCACGTGTAGGTGAAACTGATATTCAGACTCGTAACCTTGCAGAATCTGAACAACTCTTAGTATCATCTCAACCTACTTTAGGTTCATTGTTTAAATCACAAAATGGAGAAACTTGGAATCCAAGTCAGTGGGAAGATCTTAAGTTTACTCTTTACAGAGCATCCTTCAGTGAACCACAAGGAAACATTAATTTTGTAAATCCAAGTCTATTCAGTTATTCTGATGATATTAATGCATTACGTAAAGATTCATTTGAAATCACTGCAAATAAAGTAAGAATAGGATTTAACACTACTATTTCTGATACTGGATTAACTTTAGGTAATACTATTCAACAAATGGGTAGTAATGCCACAGGAAATTATGTAGGTTCAGCAGGAACAGCAAATGGTAATTTGACTATTACTAATGCTGGTGTTGGATATACTCCTTCTTCTGGTAGTGAAACATATAATCATGTTCCTATGGTTACTCAGACTGGAAATGGAAGAAATGGAACATTAAATATGACCATAACCAATGGAGTAGCAGTTGCTGCAACTGTGGTTAATGGTGGTAGTGGATATGCTATAGGTGATATAGTTGGAGTATCTACTGTAGGATTAACTTCCTTAGGAAAAGATATTCAATTCTCTATTGCTACTCTTAGTGGAGTTAATGAGTTTACTCTTGATAATGTTCAGGGAGAATTTTCTACTGGTGTTGGTAAAACAATGCAGTATATTGCTGGTTCAGGAACCACTATTCTAAATTACACTGCTGGAGGAAATGTTTGGTTATCAGGTTCTCCTGTAACAGTTAATGATGGTCTTCATATAAAGATTAATCAGAAGAATCATGGTATGCATACAATTAAAGATGTAGTTACATTTGCAGATGTACAGTCTGATATTGCACCTACAAAATTAGCAGCAGATTATGATTCTACATCTACAGGTTCTATTATATTAGATGATGGAACTGACTTTACTTCCTTTGAAAATGTAGGTGTTGGTTCTACTAACTTAGGTTATGTTAAGGTAGGTAGTGAAATTTTATCTTACACTGGAGTAACCAACAATACCTTAACTGGTGTTAGTAGAGGAGTTGATTCTACCAAGACATTAACTCATTCTGATGGTGATTATGTTCATAAGTATGAATTAAACGGTGTATCTTTGAGAAGAATTAATACTGACCATAATCTTTCAAGTTCTACTGTTTCTAATAGTATAGGTATTGATCATTATAATGTTAAGATTGATACTTCTGCTAATGGGGTAGATAGATCAGTTGGCACAAGTCTTCCAATTCTTCACTTTAATGATACTAAGTCTTCAGGTGGAGAAGGTAGTTATGCTACTGATAATATACCATTTGAAGTTATAACTCCTATAGTTCAACATATAACTCCAGTTAAAACTAATGTAACAGGTCAGATTAGAACTATTACAGGATCTAGCATAGATGGATCTGAAGTACCTTATCAGGATCAAGGATTTGAAGATATTAGTTTAACTACTGATAATTTCATGTCTACTCCTAGAATGATTGCTTCTAGAATTAATGAAACTACTTCCTTAGCAAATCTTCCTGATAATAAATCATTTACTTTGAATTTAGCTTTAGAAAGTGACAATCCAGCAGTTTCTCCTATAATAGATCTTGATAGAGTTGCTATGATATTTACTTCTAATAGGGTAAATAATCCAGTTACTAATTGGATTACTGATAATAGAGTTAATACTCTTGAGAATGATCCTAATGCATTTGTTTATGCATCTCAACCAGTTACTTTAGAAAATGGATCTACATCCATTAAAATTCATTTAGAAGCTCATATCAATATTACTAGTGATGTTAGAGCATTCTATGCATTATTAGAAGATCCTAATGATGAATTAGTTTATCAACCATTCCCTGGTTATAATAATTTATTATCTACTGGTCAAATTATAGATCCTGCAAAAAATGATGGATTACCTGATAAATTGACTGCTAAAACAGATGTTATAGCATATACATCAGAACAGGTAATTTGGAATGATTATGAGTGGACTATAGACAATCTTCCTACTTTTAGACATTTTAGTATTAAATTGGTAGGAACTGGTACTAATCAGGCACAACCACCTAGAATGAAAAATCTTAGAGTCTTGGCTCTTGCTTAATATGAATTATACAAATGTAGAAGGACATTCTGATCTAATTAGAGATAATAGCACAGGTGCTATTTTAAATAATGATACAAGTGAATATGAAAATTACATCAGAATGCGTGCCAAAAGGAAAGAAGGAACAGATAAAATAGATAATATGGAGAATGATTTGAAATCTTTAAAGGATGATATTAATGAAATTAAAACTTTACTAAGAGCACTATCTAATGGCTAAAAACACTCTTACTTTTGACCCTAGTGCAGGTGTTGCCTATGGTGTAAATCTGACCATTAATACAGGAGCAGATTTAGATGCTGACTATACTGTAGTTGGTACTTCTGGTACTGCTTTTGATTTTACTGGATATACTGGTTCTGCTCAGCTTGCTAAGAGTGTAGCAATAGGTTCATCTGCATATGCACTAAGAACCTTTGAAGTTGGATTTACTAGTGCTAAAGGTGGAGAATTTAGATTATCATTAGGTTCCACTGATACTAGAACTTTATCAGAAGGTAGGTATGTATATGATGTTTTAATAGGTTCTGGTTCATCAGTTTATAGAATAGTATCAGGAGATGTGTTAGTTATAGCAGGTATCTCTTCTGCTCCTTCCTAAATAATCTTATACTAGTAAAGTAGATAA